GATTTTAATATATAAATCGTGAAATAGTTCGATAATTATTTGCTTCTATCGAAAGAAGTTTCGATATTTGCATCGTCATCCAAATGGAAAACGCTCCAAATATACAGAATTAACTTTATAAATAGAAATACAATGGCAGAAAAGGAAAGATTCATCAAAGCAGACGCTTCACAACAAGAAGCCATCGCTAAACAGTTTTTTACCACTACACGTACTGTGCGTTCGGCATTGAATTTTGAGACGAACTCACCATTTGCGAAAACTCTTCGTGCTTATGCACTGAATCACGGATGTAAAATGTATGAAGTTACATTGATAGATAACCCGTACGAGAAAGTAAAAACCTTATAAACAAATCTTTATGATTTACTGGAAAGAAGAATGCAGGGTTCTTGCCACGGAGCGTGCTGAGATTGTCGTTGTGGATAGCTACGACGAGCGTGGAGTACCCGTGTTTGCCGTCCGTCAAGTGACGAAGGCGGTAGGTACCCGTAGTGGCAGGAATTCCTATTGGGGTGTACATTTTGATGAACCGTTGTCCGACGGGTGTACGGCTGTGGGATTTTCTTTTGTATTAGCCTATAGTACTGACAAAAGAACAGAGGACAAAAGGTTACGTGGGTATCATCCCGCATGGACACTCACTATTGACGATGAAGGTAGACTGGTAGACCGCAAGTATAAAGCCTTAAAGGCGATTGATAAAACTATTGATTGACAGATATTAAACTTGAATTATATGAAAACCTGGAGAACAATTCAGAAGATTGCCGTAGCTGTGGGCATGACCTATGGCATGTGGCTGGGAACCAATGTTGACGCAACGGATGCGGACAGCCGCAATGCGTTTGTAATCATCGTATTATCGGCTATTGTGGCGATATCGCTTTGTATGCCGGACAGCGGAAAGGAGGAAATGGCATGAAAGTAAAGGTGACATGGGTAAGCAATAACCCGTTTGTTCTGGATCTCAGAAACATGTCAAGATGCTCAGAGGCTGACGTACCTGCCGAGATGAATTACGATACCATTGAAGACTTTGCCCGTGAGGCAACCCCGCAGGGCTTTCATCTGCGGTCGATAGATGTTGAGGGCAAGGTTGTGCAATATGACTATAACGGCCATAAACTGTAAAGTCCGGAACAGGCTGCAAGTCCGGAACTTTCCTTGCCATGCGGAAGTGGTCGGCTCCCCGGTTCGATGCCGGGGCTTGCACAATGTTGAAAAGTATAAAGTTTCTGATTATGGAAATGTACGGTAAAATAAGGTGTGTCACTTTTCCTGAGCTGGTCTCGCAAGGAAGGATATTGAGTAAACCTAATTATGATAAGAAAGTACGTGAGGGCAAGATCCGGGTTGTCCGTCCCGGTAAGGGGGCCGGTTCCTACGCTCTCATAGACTACACCAGTCTTCCCGCCCTTATTCGCGAGGCATACGACAGACTTTATCCCAATGCTTTGGAAGAAATGAAAGAACAATTAATGAGTAATATTATCCGCAGTGACAGCAGGGCTGTGGAATTCTATAGAACCTACCAACCCGCCATTTCTCTGGAACGCCAGGCCGAATATGTGCTGAATGCCGAGGTGATGAACGAGCTGGTCCGTGTGGAGAAAGAGACCGGAGCCTTGCATAGCAAGTGCGGTTACAGCCGCAAGTCCATCGTGTGGGAAACGGTGCAAGGTACATGTGAGAAGCTTCGTGAACACTATGGACACACACTGCCCAAGACCCGTCTCCGCGAAAAATTCAACGCTTATAAAAAGATCGGCTACGCCGCCCTTGTCAACAAGAACACGGGTAACCAGGCGGCACGCGTGGTGGTTCCCGAAGTGGCGCGGCTGTTGCTGAAGCTCCGCCGCAGCATCGTTCCCCGCTATACGGAGGCGCAGATTTTCGACGAATACAACCGCCAGGCGGTGGAGCGCGGCCTGAACATCATCAAGTCGCCCACCACCGTGAAGAACTATCTCAACGACCCTGCCGTGATGCCTATGTGGTATGCGGCGGTACATGGCATGCAGAAATGGAAAGCCAAGTACACCAGTCTGATGAAGACCAGCCTCCCGCAGATGCGCGATGCCTTGTGGTATGGCGACGGTACTAAGTTGAACCTCTACTACAGGAATGAACAGGGCAAGATGTGCACCACCGGCGTATATGAAGTGATGGATGCCTATAGCGAGACCCTGCTTGGATATGACATCGCCCCGAACGAGAATTTCGACTGCCAGTATCGTGCCTACCGCATGGCCGTGGAAGTTTCCGGCAGCCGTCCCTACGAGATAGTGACCGACAACCAGGGAGGACACAAGAAAGGCGACGCCGCGGGATTCTTCCAACGCCTTACGGTACTCCACCGTCCCACGATGCCCTATAACGGACAGTCCAAGACCATAGAGAATGCCTTCTACCGTTTCCAGGCACAAGTCCTTCACGCCATCTGGCATTTTACGGGACAGAACGTGAACGCCAAGAAACTGAACAGCAAGCCCAACCTGGAATTCATAGAAGAGAACGCCTACGCACTCCCCACGTTTGAAGAGCTGAAAACAATCTACAAGGAATGCCGTGACAGATGGAACAATAAGGAAAAGCACTTCGCCACCGGTATTCCACACATGGAGATGTACCGCATGAGTGGGAACCCCGAGGCCCAACCCGTTACGGAGGTTGACATGATGCGTATGTTCTGGCTGTGCCATCCCAAAGCCGTGACCTATACCAACTACGGACTTCAGTTTGAAATAGACAAACGGAAATACCACTATGACGTATATGCCGCCGACGGCCTGCGTGACGAGGCATGGGCGCTTCGCAATACCGGACGCGAGTTCACCGTGATGTATGATCCTATGGACATGACCCGCGTGGAGCTGTGGCGGAATACCGCCACCGGTGCCAAGTACAGCGCCACCGCCACTCCTAAGGTCACTGTCAGCCGCGCCACGCAGGAGCGCACACCGGAAGAGAGCAGCTTCATGCGGAAAACCATCGACCGGAACAAGGAGACCATGGCCGCCATCCAGCTGGAAGGCGAGCGTTTCGACCTTGACGAACGTATCGCAGCCGAGCTCTTCGGTCTTTCCACTCCCAAACCTAAGAACCTCAGCAAGAATAAGATGGACGGATACCGTGAAAGGCATGACCGTGGCGAGCTCCATATTCCTCTTTCCCTGCCGGAAAAACAGAAGCGGGAGGAGGCCGAAGCGGACACGGAAACCGATTACTCCACTATGGGGGAATATACCAAGGCACTCTCCAACATGACGTTGGACGAGCTGGCACTGGACAGATTTTAAACGGCAATCAATAACCAATTAAATACCATTCAAGAATGAAAGGACTAACCAAACAAGACAAGGATGCCATCCGCGACGCACTGATGGCCTACTGTGAGAACTTTCCCAGCCGCAACCGCGCCAGCGAGAGCCTGCAGGGTGTCAGTGCGGCTGTGGTGAGCCAGATTCTGAACACCAAGTACGAAAGCATCTCCGACGACATGTTCAGCCGCATAGCGGCGCAGATAGGTTTCAGCTTCGAGCATTGGACCATCTGCGAGAGTGAGAACTTCCGTCTCGCCACCTACGTGCTGGCCGACGCCCAGATGTACAAGAATGTCACCTGGATGGTGGGCGATGCCGGATGCGGCAAGACCACTGCCGCCATAGAGTTCCGTCGCACACACCGCAACGTGTTCTATATCCTTTGCTCGGAAGATATGAAACGCAGCGATTTTGTGCGCGAGATAGCCAAGCAGGTGGGCGCGCCTACCGACAGCACCAGCAACCTGCGTGACATGCTGGACTATGCACTCGGTATGATCGGTTTTCTCCAGAACCCGCTGCTCATCTTCGATGAGGGGGACAAGCTGACGGACTGTGTATTGAATTACTTCATCAGCATCTACAACCGCCTGGAAGGACGCGCGGGTATCGTGTTCATGAGTACCGACTATATCAAGCGGCGTGTGGACAACGGGCTGAGATACAACAAGAAAGGCTACAAGGAAATCAACAGCCGCATCGGACGCAAGTTCTTCGACCTGAACGCCACCAGCCGCAATGACGTGTATGCCATCTGTCAGGCCAACGGGCTGACCGGTGAAGTCGAGATAAGACGTGTGCTGAAAGATGCTGAAACCAGTGACAATGACCTGCGTCGCGTGAAGCGGGTGATACATGCGCAGAAGCGCCGTGCCGAGCAGCAGAAAGGAGGGGCAGAGTAATGAGTGAGACTTTTGAACGTAATGCCAAGGGGGTACGTGAGATGCTTTCCATGAAGTTTGACACACTGGACTTTGAGGGGGTGTGGCATGACGCTTTCGGCACACCCGAGCGTCGGGGTGTCTGGTTTGTGTGGGGGAACTCCGGTAACGGAAAGACTTCATTTGTGATGCAGCTCTGCAAGTATCTCTGCCGTTTCGGTCGTGTGGCCTATAACAGTATGGAAGAAGGTGCCTGCCTCACCATGCAGGACACACTCCGCCGCTTTGGCATGATGGAGGTCAACCGTCGCTTTCTGCTTATCGACAATGAAAGCATCGAGCAGCTCAGCCTGCGTCTGAAACGTCAAAAATCACCTGATTTTGTGGTGATAGACAGCTTCCAATACACACAGATGACCTATCGGCAGTATATTGAATTCAAGGAACGCCACCGTAACAAGCTGGTGATTTTTATCAGCCATGCCAGTGGCAGGCTGCCTACCGGACGCAGTGGCAAGAGCGTGATGTTTGACGCGTCATTGAAAATCTATGTCGAGGGCTACCGGGCTTTCAGCAAGGGGCGCTTCATCGGTCCGAAAGGCTACTATGACATCTGGCCGGAAGAGGCGGCAAGATATTGGGGAGAATGTAATATGTAATGAGCCATGAGAACGACTGCCAACAAACCTATCAGCGCCCAGCAGCTTAAAGCCCTGCACGTCACCTTCCACCGTATCGGCATGGATGACGAGGCCCGTCACGGCTGCATCTACGAGTTCACTTCCGGCCGTACGGAAAGCAGTCGGGAGCTGACAATGCAGGAGGCGCGGCAGCTGCTGGAGCGGTTGAACCCGACGGACGACAAGGCACGGGCCATGCAGATGGCAGAAGCCAGGAATGTATTCCGGGACATCTACCGTCTTTCGTTCCTGATTCCCCAGCTGAACCAGGGGTTCACCAGCGACAACGAGGAGGAATACCGCATGAATGTGGCGAAGCTGAACATCTGGGCACGTAAGTACAGCAAGGCGCGCAAGGACGTTACAAGCATGAGGCTTTGGGAGCTCCAGGCCACCAAGAAACAGCTGGAGGCATGGATGCGCCGTGAGGAAAGGAAATTTAAAAAGGATTGATACAATGAGAAAGAAACAGGAAATAAAGAAAGGAATTGCCATTCTCCGCATGAAAGGGGATAAAATCAGTCTGCTCCAAGCCGAGGTGCTGGAAAACGGGCATAATGAGAGTCAGGTGTTTGCCACCTACGTGGCTTCTGTTCCGGAGGAAGACAAGGACGAGACCGTGTTTTATGCCTGCCGTGACGCCGCCCGTTTTGCCGCAGGGCGATTATCGCTGGAAGAGCTGATACCCGATGCGGACAGATATCCGGTGACGGTTGACAGACCTGAGCCCAAAGAGCGCCAGTCAGTCAGTGTACGGGAGTTTGAGGCTCTGAAGCGTAAGGTCGCGCTGTTGGAAGGCTTTGTGGAGGATTTGTTGAAAGAACGCCGCCAACGTGCCGAATACCAAAAATTGCCGGATACGAACCGTGCGGACTATATCGGCCAGAAAGATGCTACAGAACTTATAGGATGTAGCCGTGAGACGCTGAATGCCTGGCAGCGTAAGGGTTACATTACCGGATACCGCAAAGCCGGACTGGTCTATTATAGCAGGAGTGAGCTTGCCGCCGCTCCGGTTGTGCAGAATTTTATCACAATAAAGAAGGGGAGGAGATGAGATGGTAGATAATAATAATCAATATATCCCAATGGTCCATATCGTAGACAGAAACAAACGCCGTGAACGGCTGGCGTCCCGTCTCGAAGTCTGTGCAGACCGTATCTGTGACCTGCAGGACCGGTTGATGGCGGGTATTACCGCCTTGAGACCTATCGAGTACGACCGCCTGCTGGACGAATACCGGGCGGAGCTGGTGCGTTACGACAACATCGACCGGGAACTCCGGCAATTGGAGGACCCTACGAAAACAGAAGAGTACAGGGCCTATCACCGCAATGCCGGCAAGCAGCAGAAAAATAAAATCAACTATTAAATTATTAACCCTATCAAAAGAGCAAGAATTATGGCAAGAACAAAGAAAACAGTAGTCAGCGGCATCAGCCGCGAGCAGGCAGAGCAGGCCTTCGCAGATTTTGCGGCGGCCGATGCCAAAGTACAGAACCTCACCTCGAAGATGGACCTTGAGATGACCCGTATCCGCGAGAAGTATGCGGACCAGCTGGCAGAACTGTCAGCCACGAAGGAAAAGAACTTCGACATCATGCAGGCATACGCCGTAGAAAACAAGGAAGAACTGTTCTCCAGGAAGAAAAGCCTGGAGAGCGCCCATGGCGTGTTCGGTTTCCGTACCGGCACACCGAAGCTGAAGAACCTGAAGGGGTTCACCTGGGCGGCAGTGACGAATTTATGCAAGGAGCTTTTGCCGCAGTATATCCGCACCAGTGAGGAGCTTGCCAAGGACAGACTGCTGGCTGACCGTGAGAATCCTGACGTGGTATCCTATTTCCCGAAGATCGGTGTGCAAGTGGTGCAGGAGGAGACCTTCTATGTGGAGCCTAAAAAGGAGAGCGATGCGGTTGAGCAGTGAGATGAGGGAGATACACCGCCGTTACCGGTACCGTCCCCGCGGGCGGTGCTGGGCTGTGTACCTTGACATCACCTACCGTCAGGGTGACAGCTTCCCTCCGAGGATATCCACTCTTGGCACCAAGGTGAATGAATATCCGACCAGGGAAGAGGCACGGCGCGAGGTGTACAGACTGAACGGCTGGAATTATGAAAGGAGAAAAAGAACTTAATACAGAACAGACCATGAGCAAGAAACAGAACGGGGTGCTGGTAACGGCACCCCACTTCGGAACGGGACGGGAGACCGTCGGAGAATTCCCGGGGTATTCCTGCGGCTATTGTCAGGGCAACGGCTATTTCCAGGGGGATATCACGGGAAAGGACACGGAGCTGGTCCCGTGCCCCAAGTGTGGCGGTACCGGCAAGGTGAAGGGCATCGTTACGGTGGAGTGGGTACCGGACGGGGAAGTGAAACCCTGCCTCAAGGGGAATTCAAACGACATTTAACCACTGAAGTCCTATGCGTATTCCCGTGAAATACATCGTACAGATAGACAATTTCCATGTGGCGGATTTCATCTTCTACTGGAACTATTATGACCAGCCGTGTTCCCTGCTTCTGCAGAAGCCCAAAACGGAAGGGCTTACGGCCATCAAACTGGTGGTTGACAGTGACGAGGCCGCCAGCTTTTTGCTCAGGGCGAAAGAGAAGACGGGATGCAGGCTATATCAGGTTGACTAACAATTAATCAAAGAAATGAAACAATTGATAGAAAAGGCCTTTGAGGAATCCTGGCTAAATGATTATTATCATGGAAATTATAAAGGCTTTGCACAAGCAGGCTTCCATTCAGGTATAGAATGGCTGAAAAGTATGTTCCCGATGATGTATTTTCCTCCTTGTATCATGCCGGAAGACTGTATGGAAAATACTGTGTCAGAGGGAGAGGAAACCATTGTCGCCGCTACTGATGACTACATTATTTTTTATAAGCATAAGGGCTTTGATGTTGCATATCGGGAATATTGGAAGGGACGCCATAACAATAAGTGGAAATGGAAAGTGAGATATGGACGTTATGTGAATGATGACGAGATTCTTTGTTGGATGCGAAAATTATTTTAACTCAAAATGGAACGAAAATGGGCAGAATTATAAAGATGATAAGCCTATTCGCCGGCATTGGCGGTTTTGATTTGGCTGCCGATACTCTTGGCTGGGAAATTCTTTTTCAATCTGAAATAGACCCGTTTTGCCTGGAAGTGCTGAAGAAGCATTTTCCCAATATACCTAAGTATGGAAATATAAATGAGATCAATGCGAAGAAATACAGAGGCAACGTTGATGTTGTGGCCGGAGGATTCCCCTGCCAACCGTTCAGTAACGCCGGGCTTCAGCGAGGGACGGAAGACCCCCGCTTTTTATGGCCGGCGATGTATCGAGTTATACAAGAGTGCCGGCCTACATGGGTCGTCGCTGAAAATGTTCTCGGACTTATTGGTAACGCAGACGGAGTGGTCTTCGAGCAAGTGTGCGTTGATTTGGAAAGTGAAGGCTACGAAGTACAACCGTTTATTATTCCAGCTGCGGGTAAGGACTCTTTTCAAGAAAGAAAGCGGGTCTGGATTGTTGCCTGCCTTGACGGCTTCGGAAGCAAAAAGGATAAAGTTACGCCGGGAGAGCATTTTAAAGCATTCAGGCAGACGAAAAAGCAACTACCTGACTGCATGTATTTCGAGAGCTGGTTTCAATCCGTCCGATATTACTCCGAACTGGATGGAGTGGTTTATGGGATTCCCGACTGGATGGACAGAACTCACGCCCTCGGTAACTCCATAGACCCACGGATAGCATACGAAATACTTATAACAATAGATTATTTGATTAACCGGTAACCAGATTAAGAATGGATGAAAAGAAAATGATATTGGACGCTTGCTGCGGCAGTAGGATGTTCTGGTTTGACAAGACACATCCGAATGTCCTTTTCCAGGATATCCGGGATGCTGAGTACATTCTATGTGACGGCCGCAAGCTGGAAGTCCATCCGGATGTGGTCGCTGATTTCACTGCAATGCCATATCCCGATCGCTCGTTCAAGCTCGTGGTCTTCGACCCTCCACATTTGGACAATTCCAATGATGGGGCATATATGGCACAGAAATACGGTACGCTCCGCAGATTCAAATGGCAGGACGATATAAAGCAGGGCTTTGACGAGTGCATGCGTGTACTGGACATAAATGGAGTGCTGATATTCAAGTGGAACGAAACCCGTATTCCGGTCAGCAGAATACTGGAGATAATAGGAGTACGTCCGCTGTTCGGGCACAAGTCGGGCAAGGCTTCCAGGACACATTGGATGTGCTTTATGAAAATGCAATAAAAAAATGAATATCGGAATATTGGCAGTGGACAGTATTTATTCTAATCCAGCCTTGATGAAGATAAGTAATTACCATAAGAGGCTTGGTTATAATGTGGTTTTTATTGTAAAGGGTGTAAGGATTACAAAGAAATATAATTGATTATGAGAAAATATTATTACTATACTTACCGATATCAGAGAGGCATAGGCCATGCCGTCTGTTCATGCGATAATGGCTTTTTCGATGTGAGGGAAAGGCATGAGTACCTTTATAATTTAAATAAGGAATATTGTGTGATTACTTTTTGGAAAGAGATTTCCAGGGAGGAATGCGAGGCAATGAATGATTTTTTAAATGAAAATAAAAAACAATAATGGACAAAGCAAGATTGGTACTCCGTTGGCTGCTCATCCCCTTGTGGTTCGCCATATTCATAGCCTATCTGCCGATATGGTATCTGCAAATGAGCTGGTACTATTTCAGCTTTCAGGATTATTGGGATGCTTTTCTGATATTGTGGGACAAGACCATGCTGTCCATGAGGTTGAAGACACGCCGATGAATCCTCGAAAGGCCGCCGTATGATTAATATGGCGGCCTTTGTTGTGTATATATGCCGTTATTGTTATCTTTGTATCAGGTTTTCAGGTAATTCAGGGTATTATAATTTCAGAGGTATGAAAAAGAGTCGGAACAGGATTGTAGGATGCAGCTACGCGTTCAGAGTAGAGGACATTGTACGCATTTACGATGAACATTCCCGCAGCGGCCTCTCCAACCGCGAGATCCTGCGCCGTTATATCTGGCCGAAGTACCATATCTGTGAAAAGACCTTCTACAACATCATCAATGCCAGCGCCGACCCGCGCATCATCCAACGCCAGAAAGAGATGCGGGCGCAACTGTCGCTTTTCTGACCCGTCCTTATCCCCTGTCTATCACTTTACATGTGAAGTCGGTGACATCCTCCACAAGTTCCTCATGATTGTGGTTCGTGCTGCTTCCGGTACGTCGGAACAGACTGAAGGAAATGCTGCCGTCGTCTCCGGAGAGGTTGAAAAGATGCCGGTCCATGCGGTCCAGCAAGTCGAAACGCTCCAGCGCCTGCTGCTGGAAGCCGCCGCCTTCACGGGAACTCCCTTTCCAGGGTGTGATAATATGCAGGCGTAGGGTCACGTCTGCTGTCTGCGTGCCGCCGCCCGTCCATTTCACGGGCCGGAATTCAATGAATACGGCAGGGACATCGAAAGGCTCTTCCTGCTCCAGGAATGAAATCTGCTCGTTCCACAGGTCGAATGTTCTGATGACGGGCTTCCCGTCCCAGTCTGTGAGTTGTTTCAGCCGTTCTATGAGGCTGAGGTAAAGGAATCTTCTCATGTCTGAAATATTTTTCTGCTGTTTTCTTCCACTATTTCCCGGATGATGCGCTCCACCTCCGGATGCATGCCGATGAACCGTCGGCGCGGCATGACTATCCTGCTTCCTGCCCGTTTCAACGCCATACGTTTACAGAAAAGTGCCTCTTCCGTGGGGTTGCGCCTATAATTGTCTGTCAGTTGCCGGTACAGGTACCAGAAGTACCTTTTCATCTTCCTGGTGACGGTTATCGTTCCGCCCTCATTGTGGATGGCAGCGTATGGCAGGTCACTGCTGAAAACCACGCTATGTCCCGTAGTCTCCGTCTTGATACTCCTGCGTAAGGCCCCTGTACGCGTCAACAGCCCCCGGCTTTCGTCGTCATTGCATTTCCTTCGTGCCCAATGCTCGTTGAAGAAGGCTTCGCGTTCGAAGTTGCGGTCAAACTCCCCGCTTATTTTCGTTCCGATGTCCTTCAGCGTAAGGCTGATGAAGCGCTCCACCTTCCGTTCCAGTTCCTTGGCTGTGTCTGAATTTTGGGGCATAATGCTTGTTTATTAAAGAATTAAACGTATCTTTGCATTTGAAAGAAGCAGTTTTATAAGCAAGTCGTGGATTGCAGTTCTACGGGGCTACTTATAAGGATGCTTCTTTTTTATTCCAGTATCTTCAGTATGTTGTCACTATCCGAGATGCTGTGAAGATTTACTTCCCCATTGGCATACTCTCTGACAATAATCCACGATTTTTCTTTCCCGACTACAGTTTCAAACAAATGGGCTACGGTTCCGGCATCGTGCTTGTCGATGCCATATCCCAAATAGCCGGCTTTCTGCAAAACTTCCCTGATTTGTAGCAGGAGCTCATTTTTCTCTGCATACCGCCTATGAGGTTGATTAAGCCATTCCTTTATACTTTTTCCCGTGACATGTATTTCCTTGCCGAATCCGGGGTTTCTGAACACCTCTTTTTTCAGGCCGGACGCTTCTTTCTGTATCTCCTTTCTGCGTATCTTCAATGTTTCTTTCCGTCTGGTCATTTCCCTTATCACCTTGCAGGCCGCACACAATTCATTGTCGGGTACTTTGACCAGTCCCATCGTACCCGGTCTGTCAGGGCAGTCCTTGCACCGGCTGATGGTATAGGGATTGTAGAACGGGAAGCATGCCATCTGTCTGCCGGGATTGAAGCGCATCATCTCCTGATGCCTGCCTGCTGTGGCCTGGCTGCCATCCAGTATTGCCCGGTGTTCGTCACTTTCCGGATAATCGCTACGGAGTACCCTTGCCACCGTACAGCGGCAGTTCCACCCGTTGGGGGGAAAGTATTCATCCCAGAACCGTGAGGTAATGGGCAGCGTGACATTATGCAGTGCCCGGTGTGCCTCGCGTACCCGTTTGTCGCCCACAGTGCGGTATTGCAGCAGGTAGCGGTCCCGGTCCTCATCGTCCCACCACTGCTTCCACCTGGCAGCCATGGCGGCAGATGCCATGGCGAAGTTGTATTCCGCTTTCAGGTACCAGCGGTTATAGGTCTCGTTCACCTTTTGAACGTCATTCAAAAAGTGTTCAAAGGGCTTCCGGTTCCCGTCCGCATCGAGCAGCGAGGGGAACGCCTCGTTCAGCTCATGGAAGGTCTTGAAGCCGGAAAAGACGTAATTGCTTTCCTTGAGCCGCCGTATGCTGATGTCGTCCATGAGGCGTTGACGGACTGAATAATCCACGGCACGGTCCAGCGTATCGGTATGGTCGCGTATGAACTTCTGCACCTCCTTGTCCGCCAGCATCTCTGGTGTGAATTCCGGCTGCCGGTGGAGCCAGCGCATCAGCAGGACAAAAGACGCCTCCACGGCAGCAGTATCTATTTCCTCTTCTTCATCTTCCCCACTGTCAGCCAGCGGCAGTGCATTTCCGTAATATGCCAGCAAGGCTCGTCTGTGCAGCCCTTCGTAGTCAGAAGGGCTCAGTCGAAAAAACAGAGCTTCTGTTCCCCATCCCCCTTGCCATTTTCCTTGCCTGCCGGGACAGCCACCGGTACGGGCGCTTTTTTCCCGATAATGGGCACATTGTACTTGTTGATGAAATATTTCAGGTCCACCTCGTAGTTCTCCAGCAGCAGGCGTTCATAGGCAATCTGCTGCTCGGGTGTGAAGTCTATGCCCTCGTACCAGTCGAAACGGTATCCCTTTAGGGGGAAACCGTGCTTTATCATTTTGGGGATAAGCTGGAAGTTGATGACGTCCCGCAGGTTGTCGGCATCCTTGCTGACAAGGTTCTTCAGCACCTCCAGATGCACCTCGCTCTGCGAAAGGCTGCTGCCGTTCTCCGTAGTCATGGTTTCGGTGAGCACTCCCTTTGACAGTTCGGAGTTGGCGCGGTCTATGCGTTTGTCAAAGACGTTGTAGGCATCCCCGCGGGTGGACTCCTTGATTTCTATCTCGGTGCCTTCGGGAAAGAGCGCCCAGCCTGCGGCACCCATCGTGTCCAGCATCTTCTCGATGCGTCCCAGCTCCTTGGAGTCCCGGCTGGTGGTCTTTCCCACCCGGAAGGGGATGCCGAATATTTCGGAAAACATGTCCCAGAAGGAGCATACGTTTTTCTTGGGAATGGTATGCTGGGCACATTTGAGGTACATCCCCAGGTCGTGCGTGCCGCCCACCTCCACCGTCCAGTCCGCCATTTCGCTGTGCCGGTAGTCATAGCCGTTCTGCCATGCCTCCTGCTGGCGTACCACGATGACCCCGTATTCGGGGATGACGTGGCGGCGCGGTACCAGCTGCACCTCGCTGAAGGCGGGTGTCCCGTCCACGGAGATGACATCTCCCAACTGGATGAGCGAGTGCCCCCAGTAGTGCGCGTCCAGTGCCAGGTCCATGAAGGTCTTGAACCAGGGCGCCTCGAATATGGCCGTCAGTTCCGGGTTCTCCACCCCCTTTCGGTCCACGATGCGGAAACTCTTGTTCAGCACATACCCTTTGCGCTGTCCCACGCATCCGGTGAGGTGCATGTCCACCTCCACGTCGCCATACACGTCATACAACGGCACACGGTTGGGATATTCCACATTCTTTGCATACTGCCAGGCGTTGCGCCAGGCGCGCATGTCCTTCTTGGTAAGCGCCTCGGTCTGCAGTTGCAGGTCGACGGACAGTCTGGTCACCCGCTTCACCTCGGCGGGATTGCCGAGGTTTACCCTGCCAATCCTTACCGGGTTCTGTTTCTTGTAATTGCGATTGGACATAGTCTGTTAATTGAAAATGAATAATTGAAAAACCATATTTCTTACCAGATATACTCGTTCCTGGCGGCTGATCCGTAGCGGATGGGGTTATGAAAATCCTCTTCTCCGTCCGGCCCCATGACGGTGGGAATGTCGGGGATGACACGTCCCGCCTGTATCTCCTTCAAGTATTCGATGGCATCCTTATAGCGTTTCTCGCGCACCTCGGAACCCATCTTCTGGGGCAGCGACGCTGACATGTGGTAGAGGGCGATATCGACCGCACATCCCACCAGTTCGGCATCCCGCCGTTCTCCTTCGCAGGCGAATGCCTTCTGTATGTCGTAACGCCCGCGCAGGGCCGATGCAATGCGTGACAAGGCACGCTGTTCCGCTGCCAGGCGGTTGTCGGGTGAACTCTGTTGCATGATTCTCAATGCCTCCGTTCCAATCTGTATGTAATCGTCTTCCGTAATGAACATGGGGATAATGTTTAGCGGTTAATGTTTAGTGATACATGAACTCTTAATTTTCACCAGCCTTGGGAGGGCGGCTGGCGTACTCCCATGCGCGGTGTGAAATTTTCCTCACGCACCTGCTTCTGCAGTTTGTAGATGGCACCCTCATCAGCGTCGGGGCCGTCATCATGGGCGCGGCTTCCTTTCTCGAAGGCGAGGGTCTGTTCGATACCGGTCTTCATGTCGTTGTCATTTTTCAGTTTCTCGTTGTAAAAGACCAGACCGCGTTCCCACAGCGGGCTGACGGCTTCGATGCGGGCGAACTTGTCCGGCTTCTTCCGCTTGTCGGCGGTGACGGGCACCTGGTAGCCGCGCTGCCTGCCCTCACGCTCGAACTCGTCCAATATTGTATCCTGCATGAAGTTGGCTTCCATGTAGATGGTGACGGCGGCGTCCTCGGACAGTGACTCCCAAAGGTCATAAACCCATCGCACCATTTCGCCCACACTGCACTGACGCACAAAAGCACGCAGGCAATGCAGTTCTGTGGGACTGGCGGTTTTCAATCCGGCGCGTGGACGTCCCCACAACTTGGCAGCCTTGTAGTCGTTCTTGCTGCTGTCCTTGAAACTGGGGTCGATGTAGAGCACCAGGCTTTCATAGTAGCGGAGTTTGAGCATCCGCTTCCACCGGATCCAGCGTTCCTGGAAGACCGCACCTTCGGTGATGGGATTGTGCATGTATTCCTTCTGGAAGCTTCGGTAGCCCATGAACCGTTCACGACTGCGCAGCAGTTCGATGGTGTAACATTCCGGCCAGGCGGGAGTCCCGTCCTTGCCGATTGCATAGACGGTACTGGTATATACGGTGTCGCTGTCTGTCATCTTTTGCAGCACGCTGTTCTTGCCGATGAGGTTGCCCACCATGATGAAGCGTCCTTCCTTACCGCCAAAACAACCGAAAAGGGCTTCCTTCACCCATTTTGTCATCTCTCGCACACGCGCTTCGCTACGGCACATCTCGTCATCGTCAAGGTCATCCACCACGATATAGTCCGGACGCTTGTCGCGAAAACGCAGTCCTCGTGGTGACTGCCCGCGTCCGCGGCTGAAGAAGGCGCACTGGTCCTTGGTAACGAATTCGCCCTCCTGCCAGCAGCCGGAGTTGTATTGCTCGCCGAAGTCCTCGACAATGTACTGGTTGAACTGGAGTTCCGCCTGCAGGTCGCTCAACAGGGCATCGGCATTGTCCTCGCTTTTCCCCACCAATACCATGACGTGCAGCTCCCCCTTGAACTTCAGCCATAGGGGGATTCCCACGTCCAGGTGTACGGACTTGGCATGTCCGCGCGGCCATTTGAAAACGGCCCGCATTTCCCGGTGCTTCTCGATGTAACGGGCGGCCTCGTTGTGGAATCTTGCATTGGGGCATTGGCAGTAGTGGCTCAGGTACCGCCGGCAGAAGTAGTCGTAATCCTTCAAGGCACGGGCGATGTTCTTTTTCCGTTCGGCTTCAGTTTCCGGTTTGCGTTTTGAGGTGAGGCGCAACAGACGCTGGCAGTGCTCATTCCACCGCAGCAGTGCTTCTTTCTTTTCTTCCGCTGTCATTTCTGTTTGAATTTGATTCCCATGAATTCGCTGTGCATACGGTTGATGAGTACAAGCATTTTGTCGTCTATCTCGGGATATTCGTCCCGGTGTGCCACCATCCAGTTCTCAAACTCTATGAGCGTATCCACCTTGTTCACAATGGTGGTGCTCAAGTTGATTTCCTTGATAGCCTTGACGGATTTCAGCAGCGAGTCCGCCATGCGCCCGATGCTTCTTTCGTCACCGTCCGCCTTGTCGATGGCGTCCCCCAGTTTGGAAAGGGTCTTGGAGGTGATGGATTCCTTGCTCATTTCGCGTGCGGCGCGTTCCTCTTTCCAGCCTTCAGTGTTCAGCCACCGGCTGACGGACTGGCGGCTCACTCCGGTGAGTTCCACAATCTGTGCGGTGGGGGTCCCTTTCATGTAGAGGTGCTTCGCCACCGATTTCTGCTTGTCCTTACTGTTTGCCATATACCTTGAAATTTCTTGTTTACAGTGGCAAAGTTGCGAAGTGTGGTGCGGGGCACGAAAAAACGGCGCAATGCTTGCACACAGTTACAAAACGGTTGCACACTTGAGGGCAACCGTTACACACTTTTTTGTGCGGTTATGGGTGTAGCTGTAAGTTTGCGACAAAATGAGACGGAAATCATGGCTAAAAGAATCAGGATATCAAACGAGACATTGAACTGCTTCGGCACCTGGGTAAAGACTGACGGGGTGGATTTGGAGCAGTTCCGGAGAAATCCCGTCATGCTGTGGATGCACTGGAGGGGTATCATTATCGGAAATATTAGGGATTTGAAAGTGGAAGGTACCGAAATCACCGGTGAACCCTACTTTGACGAAGTCCGTGACGAGTCGAAGCTGGCAAAGCAGCAATGGGACAAAGGTACTCTGAAGATGTGCAGCCCTTATTTTGAAATTGTGGAGTCGAGTGACGACCCCGTACTGCTGAAACCCGGACAGACACGTCCGACCATCACGAGGTGCAGGCTGATGGAGGTCAGTATGGTGGATATGGGCGGTAATGACGACAATATAGTCATGCTCTCTTACCGGGGCGATGAGTTGAAACTTGCCACCGGCGAAGACTGCACCGTACTGCCCCTTCTGAAAACAGATGGCGGACAAACCCCGCCAAGCAATAACTCAAAAACAAAAGAGACTATGAATGCAGATTTTAAAGCTATCGCCCTGAAGCTGGGCCTGCCGGAGACGGCGACAGAAGCGGAGATTCTTGCCAGGATAGGTATCCTGCAAGGACATCAGACCGCAAACATGGAACTGCGCAAGCAGCTGGACGAGATCAGGCTGGCAAGTGTGACGCAGATGGTGGATGACGCCATCAAGGCAGGAAAGTTCAATGCGGACAAGAGGGAACACTTCATCGGTCTGGGCAAGACAATGGGAGCGGACTCCTTGAAATTGACACTGGACAGCATGGCTGCCGCCACCAAGCCGATGCAGTTGCTTAACACCGGTGGAGGCGGTGCGTCGAGTGCCGGCATGGCATCGGGACAGTGGGGTAAACTGAGCGAGGTGCCGGAATCGCAGCTGAAGCTGATGCGCGAGAACGATCCGGCCAGATACCGTGAGCTGTACAAGGCGGAATACGGCATAGATTGCCCTAAGTTCTGAGAGAGGAGAAACAGTAATAGTAACTTGTAAAATCGTAAAACGACATGATGAAATTTATTTGCGGAACGCTGTTCAACGTCCTGATGGGCGTCGTCCTGGCGAATGTGGTGGGAATGGATCCCGCTTATGGCGCAGCGACCGGGGCGGTTGTTCCGGCTGTGCTTGGAAACTTCATGCCCCTGGGCGCAGCCTTTGAGGGCGTATATACTGAGGTGTGGACCGGTGAGCTGGTAAAACGCCTGAATGCGGGGCTGGCGGCGAGTTTTCTGAACGGGATTCCCGACTATTCGGCCAAGGCCGAGAATGAGGTCATCCATCTGGTGGATGTGGGAGGTGATCCGGATGTGCTGATAAACAATACCACCTATCCGATTCCGGTCCAGAATCTTACGGAAGGTGATATTCCCATCGGCCTGGACAAATACCAGACGAAGGCGACCCGCGTGACGGACGACCAGTTGTATGCCATTTCCTATGACAAGTTCTCCACCGATGTACAGCGCCACAGCAATGCCATTGACACGGCCAAGTACAAGAAGGCCATTCATGCGCTGTCCCCTTACAGCAATACGAAAACCACCCCTGTAGTCCCCACTTCGGGTGAGGCTGACGCTACGGGCCGCAAGAAGATGACACGCAAGGATGTCATCGCCCTGAAACGCGCTTTCGACAAGGCGGAGGTTCCTACTGACGGACGTCGTCTGGTGCTTTGTCCCGACCATATCAACGACTTGCTGGAAGAAGACCAGAAGTTCCGTGAGCAGTACTACAACTACACCACCGGCAAGGTGACGAACATGTACGGTTTCGAGATTTATGAATTTGTAAACTGCCCGTACTTCACCAATGCCGGGGTGAAGGTTCCTTTCGGGACTTCTCCCGCCGAGACGGACATGCAGGCGTCCGTTGCCTTCTACGTGCCCCGCATGTTCCGTGCCCAGGGTTCCACGAAGATGTACTATAACGAGGCGCGTACCAATCCGCAGACCCAGGAGAGTCTTGTAAACTTCCGCCACTACGAAATCACGATGCCGAAGAAGCAGGAGGCTATCGGTGCCATCTACAGTTATGATGGCAAGACGGCACAGACTTCCGATGCGGAGGTGACAGCCGACAAGCACTGGGCGCAGATCCGTCGTGAAGCTGCCGCGGCTGCCGCAAAGGCTGAAGAGGAGAAGGCTGGTCCGCTTCCGGAGGATGCGGGTGAAGAACTGGAGGCATAGTGATGAGCAGAGGACTACGCAACAATAACCCGCTGAATATCCGTCTCTCTGCCACCACCGTGTGGCAGGGGGAAATCCGGCCTTCGCAGGACCGTTCGTTCTGCCAGTTCAGGACGATGGCCTACGGCTACCGTGCCGGTCTGAAGTTGTTACAGAACTATCGCCGCAAACACGGCTGCCGCACCATTGCCGACTTTATCCGACGTTGGGCGCCACCCACAGAGAACAACACGAACGGTTACATCAGCCGTGTGTGCAAGGAGATGCAGGTGCCGGCAAGCTATGTACCCGATGTGGGTGATCAAGGTACGATGTGCGCTTTTGCGGCTGCGATGTCGCAGGTGGAAAACGGAGTACCTGCCGTGATGGAGGACATTATCACGGGTTGGAGCCTGCTTTAAGTGATTATTGAAAACTACTTGGCCATGAACATGGAAACGATAATGCAGATTCTCCAGTGGCTTGTGCCGAGCGGCATTGCCGGTTCCCTCTGGGCATGGTTGAGACACCGGGAGAACAGCAAGGTAATCGCCGCCAAGGAGCGGAACGATGCCTATAAAGAAATGTATGACAACCTTTCGGGGACATTAATTGAATTGCAGAATGAGAACATCAAGCTTAACAAGGCGGTACGTGAACTCAACCGTACTATCCGTAAGGCTTCCACTTGCCGCCATTATAATGATTGTCCTATCCGTATCGAGTTGCAGAAGTCAGGGGGAATCGATGCAGACCAGCCATCATACCGACAGCCTGCAAGGCAGAAGCGGGTTCGCTCTCCTTCAGCAGCCCGTTCCTCCCAGTGTGGCGAGGACGGCATTTCCGACGAAGATATTGACCTCGATACCTGTGGGGACGGGCTTCAGTAAGCGCAGCGGGCAGGCAACAGTGAATGTCAACCGCATATCGGAAGACAGCCTGGAGGTGACTGCCACCTGCGACAGTCTGGCACGCCAGGTAATAATGCTGACGGAAGAACTGACACGTATCCGTAACGAGACATCCTCAGCGGTAGAGACCCTGCCTCCTGAGGTGATAAGGGAACCCACCGGCTGGCAGTGGTTTCAAATATGGACAGGTCGGCTGGCCGTTGCCGTCCTTCTTCTGATACTGATTAAACGGCGATTGAATAGAACTTAAAAAATAAAAGAATTTATGGACGGATTAATCTACGGACTGGCGCACCTCAAATTCAAGGAGAAGGAAATAGGCCTTATCAGTGAGGAAGGCCTGCAACCTGCCGGAAGCGCTCCGAGTACCACGGACATCTTCGCCGCACAGGTGAAGGATGGTCCGGTAATGACACTTACCACCAATCCCGGCAAGAAGGCATTTTCCTGCACCCTGATAGAGCTGAATGCCGACAGTCTGGTGAACACTATCGGCGGCACCAAGGACGCCAATAACAACTGGGAGCCTCCCGAGAAATGGGAAGCTACGGGCGTGATGGATGTAGTGGCTGACAGTGGCGAGACCCTGCGCTTCTACAACGCGAAGGTGACCGGCAGTGACTTTGCCAACGGCATCAACTCATCAAACGTATTGGGACTTTCCCTGAACATCGAGCTGCTGAAGGATGCCGACGGCAAGCGCATGAAGCTCTTCGCCAAGGGTGTCGACCCGGATACGGGCGCCGAGGCTGTTGGAGGGTAAAAGGTACGGACTATGAAACCGAACCTGGAAATCGAGGCTCTTGCGGAGAGGATCATGTCGGATGCCGGCATCTCCCTTCCGCTGCGGCTTCCCGGAGGGAAATACATCCGCTGGGTGATGCGGGTGCCGAACCTGGAAAGCCGCTGCCGCATACAGCGGATGTACCTGAAGATGGGTGTGACACACGAGGAACTGAAGGCTTATACTTTCGAGCAGAAGCAGGAGTTCATGGTGAAGCATACCGGAACGGTGAGCCGCATGGTGGCATACGCCATTGTCCGCGGTTGGGTGTTGGGTTGGCTACTGAACCGCCCGGTGGCATGGATGCTGCGCAGCTGCATGCATCCGGCAGCCCTGGAAGAGGCATGGATGATTGCCCTTAGCACGATGAGCACGGTCCCTTTCGGGAATACTATCAGATTGGCCGAGGTGATGAGCCTGACGGCACCCAATCTGAGCCGAAGAAAATAGAACGGGAGTTAAAGGGGTACATGGAACCCGCCCATAGCCCGTTCGGTCTCGTGGGACAGATAGCCCGTGACACGGGTTGGAGTGTGGACTATATCATGCGCGGGGTGAACTACCCGATGCTGATGCTGATGTGGCAGGACTTCCCCCGCCACGTGCCGGGAAGGAGGAAAACCACGCAGGAGATGGTTGCCGAAAAGAGAAGCCGCAACGGGCAGCCGAATATATCTCCGGCGGATTATTTACAACAATTGCTTGACGAAGAGGAGAACGCTGATGAATCCCATTAAACTTGAAATATTCCTGGATGACAAGACGCTGGCGGGCATGCGGTCGGTGGAGGGCAATGTGGCCAACATGGAGGCTTTCACCAAGCGGATGATCGGGCATCTGAAACTGGAGCTGAAGGATTTGGAGAAGGAGTATAAGAATCTCCAAAAACAAGGGCTTGCCGGTGACAGGGAACTGGCGGATATCCAGGCACTGAAGGGTGCCATCGGCGGATTGAAAGAGCAGTTGAAAGAATACGAGGCGGCAAAAAAACGGGCGAACGAGACGCCCATCATGGGTAATGACCCCGCACCGAAACTGAACAGCGTGAGGATGAGCATGGCGCAGATAGCCCGCGAGCTTCCGGCACTGGCTATGGGACCGCAGATGTTCTTCCTGGCGATATCCAACAACATACCGATGTTTACGGATGCGGTGGGTAATGCCAGAAAGGAGTACGAGAGGCTGACGGCGGCGGGCCAGAAGGCGATGCCGGTATGGAAGCAGGTGTTGAAGTCCCTGTTCTCGTGGCAGACGGCTATGGCAACGGCAATAACGCTGACTGTGGTATTCGGCAAGGAAATCGGGAATTTCTTCTCTACACTCTTTTCCGGGAAAAAGTCAGTTATTGGTCTGGCAGAGGCACAGGAAGAGTTGAACAAGGCGATGCAGGAATCCGATACGGGTATCGGAAAGAATCTCGTATCGCTCAAAACCTTGCAGGAGAAGTGGGCCTCCCTGGGAAATGACCTTTCCGCAAAAAAGAAATTCATAACTGAGAACAAGGAGGAATTCGACAGACTGAATGTGGCTGTTGCCAACGTCGCAGACGCGGAGAATCTGCTGGTCGACAATACGGAAGCTTTCATCAAATCCATGCAGCTCCGCGCCAAAGGTGCGGCAGCCCAGAAGATGGCTGCCGAGAAATACGAAGAGTCCCTTAGGCTACAGCTGGAGATAGAAAAAGAGAAGAAACGTCCGGTCAGCACGCTTGAAAGGACAGCCGGCACTTTGAATACCGTCCAGTCAAGAGGGCTGGTAAATGAAACCGGTGAAGACCTCAAACGGTACGGAGTGGAACATCTGGAGAAACAGAAGAAAGCCATCGACGAGACTGCCGATGCATTCTTCCGACTCGGCATTGAAGCGGAAAATGAGGCCCGGAAGGAATTGAAGGCAGCAAATATAAAGGACAAAATAAAAGTAAAGACACCGGTAAAAGGAGGTAAAACAGTTACCGACTATCAGAACGAACTTGTCGACGCCCGTATCCGTGCCCAGCAGAAAGTGGAGGCCGCCCGCATCGCCGTGATGGTGGAGGGACGGGAAAAACGCAAGGCGCTTGCCGAAAAGGAGTATAATGACACTCTTGCCGCCATCGACAAGGAAGAACGCGATACCCTTGCCAAACTGGAAAAATCAAGGAAGGCGGGCAGGAAGGTGACTCCCGAAGAGGAGAGGCAGGTGAAGGACGGCGCGACTGCACAACGCGCCCTTGCCCGGGTACAATACCTGCAGGGCACCTACAATATAGAAAAGGAATGGCGCGAGAAGAACCGCCAGGCCTGGATTGACTACAACAAGGAATACGGCACCTACCAGAACAAGCGCCTTGCCATCGTGCAGGACTATGCACTGAAGATAGCCCGTGCCGAAACCGAAGGCGAGAAGGAATCACTGAAAAAGAAACGGGACAACGACTTGAAGGAACTGGACTTCGGGGAATTCAAGAAGACCGTCAACCTGGCTGACGTATTCGGCAATCTGGATGGACAGAGTACGGAAGCGCTTTCCGCGCTTCGTGACAAGCTGAAAGAATATATCAATGGCGCTGCCAAAGAACTGCGCCCGTCCGATTTAAAGGAATTGCAGGATGCCCTTACGGATATAGACCTGAAGATTGCCGACCGCAAGCCTTTCCGGGAATTGAAACGCTCGCTGGCAGAGTACGGCGAATCCCAGGCGGCAGTGGAGAGCGCCCAGGAAGACCTGAACACCGTAATGGCAGGAGGTGAAGTGGTTACGGGTATGTATAGGGACGAGACCGGCAGACTTGTAGCTGGACTGTTGACCCAGGAGCAGGCTGAAAGGAACCTTGCAGCCGCCCAGAACAACCGTCTGAAAAAGCAGGCGGCATTGGCGCAATCGCTGCAGGGTGTGGCGGGCAGGATGTCATCCTACGGTCAAGCTGCCGGTACCATCATCTCCACACTGGAAGGCTTTGGCGTCACTGTTGACGAGAATGTGAAAGGTGTGGTGGAAGGATTCAACACCATGAGCGAAGGCATCAGCCAGTTTGCCCAATCACTGCTCAGCATGGATATCGGCGGCATGATAAGCGGTGTGGTGAACACCGTGGGCGGTGCCATCAAGAGCGTGGGCAGCCTGTTCGGTGCCGACTGGGGAGGCGAACGATCGGAAAGACGTTACCGGCAGGCCAAAGAGAAATACGAGAGTTACATGGAAGTACTCGACAGGGTCATTTCCAAACAGAAGGAGCTCGTTGCTTCCATGGAGGCGGACGACTTCGCCAATGCCGACAACTCTTATGAGCGTGCCCGTGAGTTGCTGAAAAAACAGCAGGACTATGCCCGGGAGATGGGTAAGGCCTATCTGAATGCAGGTGCAAGCAAGGGGTTTCTGGGCGTGGGGTCAAGCGCCTCGCACGGTACCGACCAGCGCAAGGACATCTCCCGGTCCGCCTGGGAGCAAGCCAGGAAGGTGTTGGGTAGCGACTTCGATAAATACGGCATAGGGGACGGTCGCATGACGGGACTCTTCGACCTCTCGTATGAGCAGTTGGTGAGACTTCGTGATGAAGCAAGCGGGTTCTGGAGCGAACTGCACGAGGACACACAGGACTACCTGAACCAGATTATCGAAAGCGAGGAAGCCTGGCAGGAGGTGCAGGAAGCCCGCAAGGAGGCACTGACGAAGACGGACTTTGACAGCTTCTATAACAGCTTCGTCTCCATGCTGTCCGATATGGATGCCACTTCGGAGGATTTTGCGGACAGTTTTGAGAAGTACCTGCAGAATGCCATTTTCTCCGCACTGGTAGCCACGCGATACAAGGACCGGATACAGAAACTGTATGACTCATGGGCGGACATGGCCGACAAGGACGGACTTTCTTCCACGGAGGCGGAGAAGCTGCGCGGGGATTACCGGAAGATAATCGATGAGATGCTGAAAGAGCGTGAGCAGCTGATGGAAGATTTCAACTGGAAACCATCGGGCGAAGATGGAGGCAGCCAATCAGGACGCGGCGGTGTCTTTACCGCCATGAGCCAGGAACAGGGTACGAAGCTGGAGGGATTGTTCACCTCCCTGCAGGACCATGCCAGTGGCATGCACCGTCTGCTGGAGGAACTGACGAAGGGACGTTCCGCCGACCATGATATATTCCTGCAGATAGCTGAGAACACCGCTTACTGCAAGATACTGGAAGACATATTCGACCTTCTGGCAAGCAAGGACCGGGACGGATGGAAAACGATATAGCAAGCTTATGAAAGATTTGACAGGATATATGACGATAAACGGCAAGGATGCCTGGACGGAATACTCCGCTTTCCTCTGTGAGGACAGAGAGGAGGATAACTTTAATCTCAGCGAGTTGCTGAAACCGCTTGAGATGAAGGAGTATACTGCCGTGGATTTCCGGGAACGCAACGGCGAGGAACTGCCGGAGGCATTGCCGTCATCCTGCTACAAGGCCCGTGACGTGACGTTGTACTTCGCCGTATACGCCTCTTCTCCGGAGAAATGCGAGACCCGCCGTGCGGCATTGATGAAGGTCATGTATTCCGGATGGGTGAACCTGCAGGTAAAGGGGAAGACATCCGCCTATAAGTTCTACTACAAGTCTTCTTCCGACTTCGATACCGTGACGGATGTAGCCGGCGGAACGGTCGTAGAGAGATGGAAAATGAAGTTTCGGGAACCGAAACCCGGAGCTCTTTAAATAACGATTAAAAGCTGTTTGAATGGAACTCAAAATCTATAACCGGTCCGGAGAGTTGAAACTGACGGTTTCCACATCCTCCTCCTCCACCTGGAACCAGGAACTGATGAAGGAATGCTCTGTGTCGGTCTCCTTTACCCACCCGTCCTACGTGATGCTGGACGTGGAGGACTATGTGCTGCTGGAGGGAGTGAAGTTCAGTATAAAGAAGGAGTACAAGCCGAAGCAGAAGAACAGGCAGACGTACAACTACTCGGTGAAGTTCTACGCCCCCATCCACGACGCTGAGCAGGTGATGTACCTGCACCTGACGGACGGTGCGTATGAACCGCAGTTCTCTCTGAATGACAGTCCGAAGGTACATCTGCAGAAATGGGTGGATAACATGAACCGATTGTCATCTATACCGGTATGGAGCATTGGTGAAGTTTTGGAATCCGCGAACAAGACAGTGGAATACAACAATGCCACTTGTTGGGATGCCTTGTCGCTGATGTCCGACGCTTTTGAGTCCGAATGGTGGGTGGATGATTTCAAAATCAATCTGACCCGTTGTGAACGTGGTGAGCTCGTAGAACTGGGCTATTTGCAGGGCCTCACCTCGTTGGTACAGTCGGAAAACAGTGATGATGTGAAGTTCTTTACACGTTTAATTCCTCTTGGCAGCACTAAGAACATAGACCGCAGCCGCTATGGCTACAGCCGTCTCCAGTTGCCGGACAAAGCGAAATATGTGGACCGGAACACGCATTACGGACTGTTCGAGCATGTGGAGGAATCCGCATTTTCGGAAATCTTTCCGAAATACACCGGAACGGTCACCTCTGTGCGAAGTGAAGAAAAGACGGATGAGGACGGCAAGAAGTTTACGGTCTACTATTTTAATGACGAAGGAATGCTATTTGACCCGAACAAGAACGAGATTGCCGGGCTTGTGAAACGTATATCCTTTCAGACCGGTGACCTTGCCGGGCAGGGAAATTCCGAAAGCAACAATTACTGGTTCGAGGCCAACTATAATTCGGATACGCTGGAATGGGAAATCATCAACACCTATCCTTCCGATGACATTCAGATACCGGGCGGAAACCTTGTACCCCAGCCGGGAGACACGTATATTCCCTGGAATATTCGCATGCCAGAATCATACGAAGCTCAGGCTGAGCAGGACTACAAGGCTGCCGTGGACAGTTTCTTGGAGAAATACAGCGATGACATATCCATCTATGGTGGCGACACAGACTATATATGGGTAGACAAGCAAAACATACCATTACAGCTCGGTCAACGTGTGCGGTTGCTCAGTGACAAGTATTTCTCTTCCGGATATTTCGATACCCGGATGACGAAGGTGGTGCGGAAGCTGGACAACCTGGGAATCGCCAATATTGAGTGCACCAACAAGGTCGGCAAGGGATGGAAGAGGACAGTGGAAGCAAGCCTCTCGCAGTTGCAGTATGTGGTGTCAATGGGGGGGAGTTCCTCTTCCGGAGGCAGTGGCTCTTCTTCCATCACAGAGGTGTCTGACAAACTGAAGAAGGATATCCTTGTCAATTCCAGCGATGTAGGATATATAAAGAAGGGAGATGTGGTTGCTTCCGGAGAGACATGGGAAAAGATTTTTCGCAATATGCTTTACAGACCGGTAGGAGCGGAACTCCGGAGCAGCATATCGACATCAAATGATGTGGAATATGGCACTCCGAAAGGATATATCACCTACACGGCCACACGCAACGGACAGGGTGCCATGAAGGAAGCCTACTATGATGACAAGAAGGATAATATACTGCATTTTTCGGAAGAGAATTCCGGTGTACAGACTGCTGTCAGACGGCTGTCCGGCACCTATATCGAGAGGGAGACCTACAAGGCCGCCGTCACTTATGCCGCATCGGCCGACGGGCAGCTGCCGGAAAAGACATTGAACGACACCATCAGCGTAAACGTGCGCCGCAAGTGGTTTGCCGGGGTTGTGGACTCTGTGCCTGCCACATCGGCCCAGGTACGGTCACTCGGCAGCAGCGGGATGTACACCGGGGCCGGCAGCTACAAGTTCAGTGCCGGCCGGTGGAAGACAATCGTAATCTGCATACCTGAGGGAACCGTGAGCGAGCTCACCCTGACCGCATATCCCGGTAATTTTATCGAAGACACCGGAGTGTGCAGCGGCCCCACTTCCATCCCTGTGGAAGGCGCTAACGGAAGCCAGGCAACGGATTACCGCATGTGGGTGATACGGACCGACGGCACGAACGATGCCGATACATTCACATTCAAAACGAGTTGACATGGTAAAGATAAACGGAAGCAGCTTCGCGCTGCAATACAAGAGGACAACGTACCGGCCTATCGACAGCTCGTCTGTATTCGATACCATAGAGGACGCACGCGTATACGCGAGGAACACCGACGCCGAAGCCTATTTCCCCTATGCGGGACAGCTCGTGTCGACCCTTGAGAACGGGGGTGCCGTCTACAAGCTGTCGAAGGACGACAGCATACCGGAGACCGACGGGAAGAGGCACTTCAAGCTTGACCCTATAGGCAGCAAGAACGACAACGACGACCGCTACGTGCGCAAGGACATCGCCGAGACCATCGAGAAACTGATGACCTTCATCGAGGGCATCAACGTGAAGGGCACGGCAACGCTGAACGAAATCATGCTGCTGAAAGACCTCGTGTCGGAGAACTTCTCAGCCGGAGGCTCAGGTTTCGGCATCTACCGGGACGCGGACGGCAACTACCATCTCGACATCGACTTTGTGGACATCCGGAAGAAGCTGAGCGTGGAGGACATCCAGGTGCAGCAGTCCACCTATGTCGGGGGCAGGCAGTACAATACCGGCGGCGGCATCATCTGCAACCGCGTGGAGGACAAGGGCACATACTGGCGCTGCTATTTCAAAACCACTGATTCGGAGGGGCGTACCGTGTACAACACCTTCCAGGAGGATGACCAGGCCATCTGCGAGACGTTCAACCTGAAATCGGGCAACCACTACTACTGGCGGCTCGTGACGGGTACGGGAGACGACTACATAGACCTCTCCAAGGACGACTGTGCATCGGGCAGCGACATCCCGCTTGCCGGAGACAGCATCGTGCAGCTCGGCAACCGGACGGACACGGGCCGACAGGGTGCCATTGTATGGGACAGCGTTACCGCCGGAGGGCCTTATGTGCGCATATACAATGGGATAAACTCGTACACGATGCCCGAACCGTTGATTGACTTCAATACGGTGCTCAGCGAGATTACCGCCAGGTTTATCAACCAGGCCACGGGTAAGGACATGGACAAGACCCTTGACGACATGCAGGTAAATCTCGACATTATCAAGCAGCAGACGGACAAGGAGTACACGATGTGGTTCTATGACTATGAGCCTACATTGAGTAACATTCCCGCTTCGGAATGGACGACTGCGGAGCTGAAGGCCATGCACGACCAGGACCTGTTCTACAACACCGCTACCGGGCAGGGCTACCGGTTCGAGTCGGGTGCCTGGGAAGAAATCACCGACCACCTGACGCTGAAGGCGCTGGAAGATGCTAAAAAAGCGCAGGATACGGCCGACGGCAAGCGGCGTGTATTCGTGTCGCAGCCCACTGTGGCAGATGCCTACGACGTGGGAGACATGTGGGTGAACGCGACGTACAATGACGGCACCACTATTTACAAGAATGATGCTCTCGTATGCAAGACTGCGAAGGTGGCAGGAGCAGCATTCAGCATCAGCCATTGGAAACCTTCTTCCACGGCAACTACTGCCTATATCGAGAACCTGGGGGACCGCATCACGGTTGCGGTGACGGATTCGGAAAATGGCATTGCCGAGGCTACGAGGCTTGCCAACCAGGGTATCAGCGATGCCCGGGACGCTTATTATCTTGCCCGGGGGGCGCAGGATACGGCTGATGAGAACACGGCGGCCATCCAGGTGACAAAGGACTCCATCGCCGCGCTGGTTGAAGGCATCCACTTCGACAGCTCCGGAAACATCACGAACATCAACACTTCCGGGCTGGTGACGACGGCTGATTTCAACTCGCTGCTGTCTAAGAAGGTGAGTTTTGATGCGGCGGGGCATATCACGAACATCGACAAGTCGGGGCTCATCACCGAATCAAACCTTGTGCAGATGTTTGCAGAGAAAACCGCTTCGGATGGTTATGTAAAGAAATCGTATATAGCCGCTTTCGTTACCGAGCTGCCCGACGGGAGGTTCCAGAGCAATGCGCTGGTGAGCGCCGACCTCATCCGGTTCAACGGGCATATCGTGGCGAACGACACGTTCGTGGTGGACAAGGACGGGAACTTGACGCTGAATGACATTACCGCCAATAACCTTACATTATCGGGTGACATCAACGGGAATGATGCGACTTTGAATAACATTACCTTGAATAATGTTACAGCCAATAGCGGAGTATTTAAAGGCGAATTTAGTACATCTATGTCTGGAGGAAGCCGCGTAACTATAAAGGAGGAAAATGAATATGGTACTGACGGAACATATGGCAGCATAAGAGTGTATGACAATAATAATGATAAAGTTATTGATATCGGTTTTAAGGATGGTAATGAGAATAGCCCATATATTTCGATAACTAGTGGTCATGGAAGTACTCTAAGCATTCTTAGTATTTCTACAAACATAATTAGTATGATGAATTCAACTGGTGATGGCGAAAGTGACGAGGTTTGGCTTGACACTATGTATGGATTGAGGTTTTTTAAAAATGGCATACTCAAGAAATCTTATCCAGCCAGATAATTAAAAGGATATTATAAATTAATAGTATACGTATCATGAAAATCAACTTTAGAAAAATCGAGGCACAGACCTCATTCGAGGGCGGCAGACAGACCTTCGACGCAGCCGAGACCGTCGGCAATGAAATGATGTACAACGGCAGTATCCTGCTGGACATAGGCTTTGAGGACTTAGCTAAAAGCATCTACTATTCAAAGGATGCAGTGGAGATTCCTGAACGATACAGCAAGGCCCTTGAGCTTGTAGTCAAGAACTCCCGGCTCATAGCCGCAGTGAAGCGTGAAATTATCAACCAACTGAACGTCAAGTGACATGGGCTACATCAGGTTCGTTTTGAGCAAGCGCGTGACCGGTGACGATGGAGGTGCCACGAATGCGGTCATCAGCCGTATCGAGAGTGACATGGCCGACACGGGCATGCTCGAGACGAACCTGATAATGCACGCCCTTGCCGCGCGTGGCGGCAAGGTTATTGAGATTGTAGACTTCATACTGGACTCAAGCAGGCTTGATGACAACGATATATTAGGATAGGTTATGGATAAATTAAACAGAAACTTCGTTCGTGGCAACATCCTCAAGGCCGAGGAACTGAACGAGCTTGTCGGAAAGATCAACGAGTTCGCCAAGTGCGTTAATGACAACAGCCTCGAGACGAACAAGGCGGCGATGCAGAACTTGAAAAACGCCCTGCAGGAAGTGAGGAATGCGCAGCTTGTCATCGGTACCGACCCAGGCACAGCCTTCGACGGCGCTTCCGGTGCGACGCTTGAACAGATTGTGCGCGAACTGGCCGGAGGCGCCGGAACCATGTACAGCGTATATGTCCGGAACAACATGGCCTCGCTCGGCTTCGCCACCCAGTACGGCGAGGAGTGCGTGCTTGACTTCTCCTTCATCTCGCAGTATCGCGACAGCCTGGACGAACCCTACAAGTCTACCGGAGAACTCGGCCTGTGCACCATCATGATGAAGAACGCCAAGTATGCCGACTTCACCGTGGTGAAGCAGATGGAAGTCTCTTCGGGCGTATCCATCAGGCAGGACATAGCCGAATGGCTGTCATCAGGCAGCAACAGCGTGAAGATTTCCATCAAGGGGGAGAATACCGACAAGACCACCGCACCGGTAACTTACAACGTGCAACTCACGTCATTGGGCATCAGCACCCCGAACTTCGCCTGGTGGACCGCCTTCTCCGGGAACATCAACATCCCGATGATAATCAACGGTAACATCAACAAGACACTGCACTTGACCGTCACCGGCGACGGCTACAGCCAGAGCTACGACAAGACGATAGGCACAGCCGTGTATCTGGATACTCCGTATATCTACTTGCTGGAGCATCCGGGAGCGACGGGCGTATACAACGTGAGTTTCTATCTTTCCAACTCCGACAATACCATCCAGACAAAATCCGTATCGGTCAACATCATGTGCATCCGTACGGCCAGCGAAGCCGTGAAGCTTATGTGCGTGAACAACGTGGCGGAACAGCTCACCAACTGGCAGGACAACACGGTGTTCGACTACGCCATCTACGACGGTCCGTCCGCACTGACCGAGGCAAGGTTCTCCATCACCAGAGGCGGCATGGAGGTGTACAGTTCCGAGAATGACGCCATCGTGGCGAACGCAAGGAACACCTTCACCTACCCGATGGAGGTGGAGACGGATGACGATGCCGACTTCGGCGTCACAGTCGGCGTGACGGACGGTGCGGATGCCCTGACGGAACCCATTGCCCTGCCGGTGAACAACTCGCTGGGCTATTCGGCTACGGCAGGCGCCGCACTCTATATCAATCCTCGGACCCGTGCCAACTCGCAGACGAATTACAGGAGCGTCATCAACGAGGCGGACAAGACGGCCGTACCGGTAGAGTGGAGCAACCTGAACTGGAGCAACGACGGATGGGCGGCTGACGCCGACGGAGTGAAGGCACTGAAGATATTCGCCCGCAGCAGGGCCGTGATAGACTACCGCCCCTTCGCCACGGAAGCCGCCCGCCGGGGCAAGACCATCGAAATCGACTTCAAGGTGGAGAATCCCTCGGATGCCAGCAAGGACATCATCACCATTGCGGAGAACAACGTAGGCCTGCGCGTGTCGGGCGAGAACGTATCCTTCTTCTCCCAGTCCATGCAGGAGAGCTCGACGCAGGACGTACCTATAGACAACGGTGTGCGTATCCGCCTGACAGTAGTCGTGATGCCCGATGCCTACGGGAATGCAGGGTTCAACATTGTGGCCATCTACATCAACGGCAAGAAGAACCGGCAGTATGCCTACGAGAACAACGACTACTTCCGCAATGACGGCAAGATTGTGCTGGGTAGCGATTATGCCAACCTCTACCTGTACGGGCTGCGTGTCTACGACAGTGCGTTGCCTTCGGAAGCCGTACAGAAGAACTATATCAACCAGCTGGTGACCACCGACGAGAAGCTTGCGGAGAAAAACGTCAACCTCGTGCTGGACGGTGAGGGTGTGAATATCGACTTCAATGCCACGAAGCTGCTGTACAACGTGTTTGTGGTAGACAAGCCTTTCCCGAACCTGATGAACCCTTCGGGCGTGGCGGGTAATCTGGAAGTCTTCTTCAAGGACAAGCCGGAGAGGAACTTCACGCTTACCAATCTGCTGGTGGAAGGCCAGGGTACATCTTCCAAAAAATACCTGGAGTGGAATATTAGATTTAAGATGAAAGGGCTGAAGGACGCTGATGGAAACAAGATAGCCTCCATCGCGACCTATGCCGACGGTACCACGGACAAGAACTGTGTGCTGATGTACGACAACGTTCCGAAGTCCGGGCGCCTGACCGCCAAGAAGAACTGGGCGAGCTCCATGCAGGACCACAAGGCAGGCAGCGTGGATGCCTACGATGCCCTCTTCAAGGAGACAGGCATGAAGAACGAGGCGATGGTTGCCGACCCGAAGATACGTGTGGCCGTCTATCAGGAGCCGTTCATCGGCTTCTCGAAGTCCGTGAACGAGGAAGGGCAGGATGTATATACTTGCATGGGAGAATTTACGTTCGGCCCGGACAAGGGAGATGACCTTTGTTTCGGTTATGATACGGAGGCTTTCCCGGAACTTCTCTCTGTAGAGGGCTCGGACAACGCACCGCTGGGGGCACTGTTCCGTGTGCCCTGGAACCGCGGCAAGTCATACTGGGCGTACAATGCCGATGAGGAAGCCTTCCAATATAATGATACCAATTGCTGGGACTTCGACGCCGGAGAGCTGAATGCCGACGGGACCGAACCGCTCTCTGCGCAGAGGTGGATAGATTCCTATAACGCCGTATATGTCTGCAACAACCGCATCCGTCCGTTTGGCGGCACGCTGGCGGAGCTGAATGCTTCTGTTGCGGAATATCGGAGCACGGGGTATGAGTACTGGATTGCCAAGACCGGCGATACCGACCTCTACAATCTGTACTACTATGAGGCGGCGGAAGGGAAATTCATCCCTTCGGACATCGGGGCCGGGCAGATTAACCTTAAGACACAGCTCAAAGAGTATTTAAGCAGTGATTTATCAGCCTTCACGGCCGACCAGCTGAATGAACTGTTCGTCAATGCGAGGAAGCAGCTTTTCCGGGCTACCATCCCCGACTGCTTCGACATCAGCGACGCCGTATTCCATCATAATTTCGTGGAGTTTACGGCCGGAACCGACCAGCGGGCGAAGAACACCTATCCGTATAACTTCTGCACTACCGGCAGCAAGTGGCGGTGGCGCCTGGACGATGCCGACACCATCTTCCCGATAGACAACCAGGGTCAGGACCGCAAGCCCTACCACTGCGAGATGCACGATGTTTACAGTAACGGCCAGCCCATCTGGAACGGCGAGACATCCGTATTCTGGAACATGCTCGAACTGGCATTCAGCGCCGAGATTGCGGCAGGCATGCGGAAGATGCTCAGTGCCATGGAAAGCCTGTGCGGACAATCCTCGGGCACTCCCTATGACAAGGTATATGCCTTCTACAAGAAGTATTATCTCGGCATCAAGAACTATTTCCCGGCCACGCTGGTCAACGCCGATGCCAAACGCTACGAGATAGCCAAGATAGCCTACAACAGCGGCTCTTATACCAACGACACCGACCCTATCACCCAATCGCATGGCGACTTCTGCTCTGCCGAAACCGCCTGGGTGAAGAAGCGCATCATGTACATCATGTCGAAATACAGCTACGGTCTGTTTTCAAACAGCGGAACGGACACCATCATCGTGCGTGCAGCAGGCGACCTGATAGATTACGAGATAACCCCGGCATTCGACATGTACCCGGCCATTGCAAACGGTACCAGCATCGTGCAGGGCGCAAGGACCAAGGCCGGTGAAGTGTGCCGGATGACCATCGACCTCGGCGGCTCTGCCGACCAGCAGAACGCCATCCAGGCGGCGAGCTGGCTGCTCTCCATCGGCGACTGGCACCGGAAGAACGTCAGCGGCACCATGGTGGTCCGTGGCCGGCGCCTGACGGAGCTCATCCTGGGCAGCAAGACCGAAAACGTCATCATCACCATCACCGGGCTTACCCTTGCCGACTGCGGCAGCCTACAGAAAGTCCTGTTGTCAAACATTGCCACCTTGCAGGGTACTCTTGACCTGAGCGCCTGCCAGAATATCCGTGAGATATATGCGGACGGAACCAATCTCAGCCAGATTAAGGTTCCGGAAGGCGGCAGTCTCGAAGTCATCGAGTATCCGGCAAACAACAAGTACATCGGCTTCAGGAACTTCCCCCTGCTGTCCACCGGCGGATTGCGCATCGGCCAGTGCGCCCCGAATGTGACAGACTTCTGGGTGGAGAACTGTCCTTTGCTGCAGCCCATGAAACTGCTGTCTGACGTCATCGAGGCACAGCAACCGCAGGGTGATGCCCACGCGCTGAAACATATCCGCGCAATAGGTTTCAATGAGGAGTATTACACGGCCGACGCACTCGACATGCTCGCCCGCCTCTCCGACGGCAGCTACTCCGGCTTGTCAGCCGAGGGACTGTCCGGCGAAGACCCGATACCGGTACTGGAAGGCACCATTACTGTGCATTCCAAGTACTACCAGGACACGGTGGATGCACTGAGAAGTGTATTCAACAGACTGAATCTGGTACTTGTCGGTGAAGCGGCCATTCATTTCAAGGACGCGGAAGCCCGGCGCATCTGCCTTGGCATATGGGATGCCGACAAGGACGGCTATATAACGGAAGAGGAAGCGGCCGTTCAACAGGTAATCAATGCCGGCACATTTGCAAACAATACGCGGATTGTCTCGTTCAATGAGTTCAAGTGGCTAAATTTCACCACCTCGTCCAATAATCTGTTTACCGGATGTACGTCTTTGCAAAGTATCGAATTGCCGGAAAACAGGAATATCAGATACCAATACTTTTACGGATGCGTCTCTCTGGAAAGATGCATAATAGGCAATGGGTGCGACACTATTTCAAAGCAGGCTTTCTACAATTGTGGGGCGTTGAAAGAAATTTCCATTCCTGACACAGTGACAACTATTGAGTCTGGCGCTTTCGGCGGCACCGGAATTTCGGAATTCGTATATCCGCCCCATGTCACAGCAATTAGCGGATTGGGGGATATGCCACGACTGACCCGTGTGGAAATCGGGGAAAATGCCGTGTCGGTGACCGGTATGGGGAATTCTCCTCTGTTGAAGACCCTGATAATACGGACCGAAACACCTCCGTCGACCGATTACTGGACACTGCTTAACGCTCCCCGGATACCTGACATCTATGTGCCCGACAATGCTGTCAACGCCTACAAGACATCAAACGGATGGAGAAAGTGGGCTGCGTACATCCGGCCAATGAGTGAGATAGTGGAAAGTTAATAAAAACGGTGGGAGGAACTTTCTCTCCGCTGTCTATTCCTTGTTCTTTTTAAGTACACATTCCTCCTAAATTCACACAAAGATAAGTATTCCGGATGATTTGAGGAACTTTTAAAGGCCTTTTGATAGGTGTTTAAAGAGTGCCAGAAAACAAATGAAAAATCACATTTCGTTTTGTGTTAATAACTTTAAAAAACCTCACAAAGTGATTTGAGAAAGCATCACAGAACGTTTTGCGGTTTATAGATTTGCAGACATTTATCGATTCCGGCGTGATTCGCAAGCGTGGTGCCGGCCGTTCAGTGGTCTATGTCAAGGGGTGAACTTAGTATATTCCGATGCGCGCGCGTATATATATAATGTGTCCCCTTCCTTCCTGCCTTTCTTTCCCTTTAAAAAACATGCTTTAAAACATATCTATCAATCAGCTAGTTATGAAAAAGTTCACGTAAACCCTCAAAAAAAGCTTGTATATATTTTGCAGATGTCCGTAAAAGCGCTACTTTTGCATCCGCTTTCGGGAACGAAGGCGGCGATGTTTTGACATTCTGACAGTAAAACGGAGCGGTAAGCTTCCATTTTTCTCTTCTTTGCCATAGGTTTCTTTCGGAACTTCGGCCTTGGAAAAGAAAAGTGAAAAAAACTTCCGAAACATTTGGAAGTTATGCTTTAAAGTTCTTACCTTTGCACCCGCTTTTGAAAACGAAAGCAGCGCGAGTTGACATTCTTCTTTCAAGAAACGGTGACCGGGTTTTTCTTCCTTTTTCTTTTTGCCTCCCTTTCGACAAGAGAGACGACGAGGAAAGAGAAAAGAGAAAAATAAAAAAAACTTCCGAAAATATTTGGAAGATATGCTTTAAAGTTCTTACCT